CATCATCATTTGCAATTGCATGATCAACAACATTGGTTTGCTCCAAAAGGAAATAGCCATAACGCACGTTGAAATCAAGATTCAAATTTCGAACGTATCTGAATTGTGGTGGTGTTTCGCCTATTGGATGGTATGTTGTAACAAAATCTTGCACTACATACGACCCTGAAATAAGATCAATAGTCGAACAGCCTTTTTTTACAAATAAATCTCTGTTTTCGTAATCAGCCATTGAGCCAATTACGGTAGGCGTTGGCATATCAGGATAAGACTTCCCCGATACGTCCAAGTGTGGGGTGTCTTGTGCGACACGTGCCCAAAGTACCGCCATGTTTGCGGCCGCTTCCATCGGAAAACCTTTCGAAAGTGGAGCAGGGCAAAGAGCAATAGTTAACTGATTCAAACGAGCATCAGTAACACTAGAAGGATTGTCAGCCGTTGAGCCAGTCAAAGCAATAAAAGGCTTCATCAAGATAGAAGCAAATCGGCCCGTTGGATTAGTTGGGTCAGGTAATCCGTTCACAGCTTCCAAAGAAGACATAATCGAACTAACCGTTCCGTAACTGTTCAAAACCAGCGTATTCCACTCGTTACCAAACAAAGCAAGTGAAGCAGCAATGCTAGGCGTACCACTTCCAGCCGTTACGCTTGTCACAGCGTAGGTAATGCCTAAAGAATTCCCGTTTGTATCGACTGAAATAGTAATATCATTGCTTGATAAGCCGTTCCATTTAGCCGTTGCCGTTGCCTTCAATGAAGTAGAAGTGGCCGAAACTGGACACCCAAGAATTGCGTTGATTGCATCGGCTACTTTTGCTGAAATTTCTAGCGCAGTATCACCGGCAACAACATTAATGTCGTAAAATGTGCCATCTAGCCCATATCTACCAGAAATAAACAGCGAATGTGTGCCGTTTGCTGTTGCGGTACCAGTTGGCGTGATGTCCAACACTTTAGCGGCTGCGCCTGAAGCTTTCGCCTGTGGGTACACAATTACGGGGATTCCGCCCATTCCTCCGCCCGAAATTGGCCTCAGAATACGCATAATTGTATAAATTGGCGAGCCAAAACCATACAATTGCCCTGCCTGTTGAGCCGAAGTAATTTCCTTTGGTGTTAAATCTAGTCCTGATTGATTGGCTTCGTTTGCTTCAGCAAGTACGGCCAATCGTTGCGGTAAATTTGGCGAAGTGGTGGAAAAATCGCCAGTAGTGAGCTTGTAGCCAACAACTCGGCTTATTCTTTCCGATCCTCGGCTTCTTTCCGATCCTACTGCATCTGATGCCATGTTTTGATATTTTAAGCTCTTTAAAGAACTTAAATTTCAGTTTTTAGCATAAATCAATTTAGAGCTTTCCCCATAAAGGGGAATAAAAAAAACACAAGGCTCGCCACAAAGAATGTAGCGAGCCTTGAAACTATCCAAAAATAGCTTATTGATGTTTTAAAACAAAATCGGCAAACTCTCGCCAAGTCAATTTCGGTATTTTCAATTCTTGCCCAACCTTATACAATACAATATCTCGCATCACCATATTGTAAATTCTTACGTCCCAAAAGTGATTCTGATGTAATGAGCTTTTTTTCTTCCAAATAACTGAAACATCGCCATTGTCATTTGATTCAACTACTCTTTGCTCGGCTTCGTAATGTGAAAAATAGTTTTTGAAAAGGTAAAGGCCTTGGCTCGGCATTGGGTAATTCATAAACCCTGCTGGCTGTCTATCATCGTTGTATTCATCGTATTTCAGGCGTATTTGTTCCGAAATCTTGTCTTTCAGTAATCCAACTTGAACAATAAACAGGTTTATTCGCTCACGCCCAACTTTGAAACTTGGCATATCAATGCCCAATTTCACATATTTATCTTCCTTGTCTCCTTTAAGGGCTACACATGGAGCGTTTGTTCTGTCTAAATAATTGTATGCTTGCGTGGTGTAATGGCCAGTGTCCAGTCCTCCCATGTAGATTAGCATTTTACGGTCGGTATCAGTACTCCACACCGTGTTCATTATTTTGTCTACCTCTGGCCAAACCGAATTAGGCCTATTGAGTTCATACGACCAATGTTCGCGATCTTCTTTGAACTTTTTCTCGCCTTCCCGTGGTACAAACGTTCCAATACTACCATGACAAACACTATAATTCGAACCGCTTTCGCTCCAAGCCAACACTTCCCAATCTACACGGGCGTCTTCTGGCGTTCCGTTCATGTCGGAGGCAAAGGTTAGAAGTACTATTTTGCCGTTTCCATCCTGAATAGAAAGTGCTTCAGGGACAATATTGACTTCGTAATTTCGTATATTGTTTTGGACTTGGTTTGCATTAGGGCTTTCGCCTTCCTCTTTATAGGGCAAGCCTTCGTTTAGATTGAGAAATGTTTGATATTTCTTTTGGTTTCTGGTTCCGTTCGTTGGGTTTCCTTCAATCCATTTGTAAACATAGCCTTTCCAGTCTGTCATGCCGTGTGGAGAGTAGAAGCTACTCATATGATAACTGGTAACGTCAGGCCTGAACGGTTTGGTTGTTGGTTGCCAAAATCCTTTCGGTATTATTTCCGCCTTGTTGTGATCAGTGAACGAATCGTCACATTTTTGGCAGATATAGCTAACTGATTCCTCTATCAGTGCGCCTTGTTCGTCTACTTGCCAGTGCATACCGGCTGGCTTTCCGTTTTTCCCTTCAATGTTCCAGCGCAATTCTATAAACTCGCCACAGCATGGGCAAGGAATTAAAAACTTGCGCTGATCGCCCATGTTGTAAACTTCCAAGATATTTGAACCTTGTTCCAATTCTGGCGAAGAAACATAAAGCACTTTTCTAGTAGTATGATAGGCTGTAAAACGCTTATCTACTAAGTCCCGTGTATTACCGGCAAACTTTGTTCCGCCTTTTACGGCTTCGTAATCGTCTAGAATCCCATACTTATAATCAGCTTGCCGCCAAATCTTAGGATTTGAAGCCGTTGAAATTTTGAAATATCCGTTTGGGAATTGCTTGATGGTGTTTGTATCACCACTTTTTTGGCTTTTGGCTCGCATCGCCTGCGGCCTGATCAACTTTCGAAGTCCTGCAGTATCGAGCATTGCATCTATTTTGCTCATTGCTTCCTCCACCAAGTCTTCATGGCCAACAGTCATGATGATGTTACCAGGATCATTCGCAATAATATAGCCAATCCAAGGAATAATGATACTAGCAGTCTTTCCCCACATAGCCGCACCCATCACCACGACTTCGCGCGCAGGATGGTAAGGCGAAAGGCAGTCAATTATCTCACGGGTGTAAGGGGTTTTATCATAACTCAAAGGCCCAGGGAACGGCTTTGGCATGATGATATTTTTCTCAGCCCATTCAGAAGGCGATACAGTAGAAATGTGCGTTCTACTTGCGTCAAGAATTTCCTCTATTTGGGTTGAGTAGTCTTGCATATCACTCATTACTGGCTTATTCTTTTCCTTTATCAAATCCCCGTTGTTGAATTTTGTAAATAATCGATTGCTGTCTTGCCTATTGTAGGATTGGGTCTACCAATTATTCTAGCCAACCAATTTATCCATGTTCTCCTACTCTTTTACTTTCTGAAAACTCAGATAGAATGATTTTCAAATTACGCTTGGTCATATCTATTGCTTTGTTTACGGTAGTATTCACTACATCAACCATTTTGCGCCTAAGATTCGCCAACTGTATTTCATTCAAATTGGCTTCTTTCGAAATAATAATTAATAAATCTTCATAGCCATCCTTCTGAGAAGTGATTGAAGACTGGTTGTATTCAAAGATTAGTTTCTTTACCAGCTCAGTTGGCATTTGCTCCCCAAGCATCTTTTGTTCTTTCAGGTTGAGCAAACGAGTTTCTACCTCTTTTTTCTCTAACTCCTGTTGTTTCAGCTGCCGTTCAAGCACATATCCTGATTCTCCTTTCGGTGCCGCAACCGTTGGCACTTTTGGCTGATTGCGCTCTGGCGTATCTATTACAGGAGCTTTTGCGGTACTCGACACATTGTCGAGTACCTTTCTTAAATACTCGGCATTCTCAGGAAACTGATCGTCTATCAACTCGCCCGAAAGAACAATCTTTCCCCTCTTGATAGCCATCCCAATCGTTCCACGTCCAGAAGAAGTAGAATGATCAATTCCGCAAAGCTCGGCAAACTGTTTCCGGGTGTGAAATGCCAATTCTATGTTGTTAAGTAGCAAATATAACAATGTTAACGCATGTTAACACAAAAGTTAACATAAAACGAAATAACCCTATACATTCTAAAAGTCGGAGATTCGCATCTAT